ATGAGCCATAATAGAATCTATATCAGAGATATTATTAGCTTTACAATCTTGTACTGTCGTTAACGCTACATCTACTAAGTTAACAGTCGCTACGCCCAAATTGAACCTGCCCCAATACTTACGCTTCCATCATAGTCTAATGCCTTAGATAAATTAGCGAATTCATCTGTAAAATCATCAACAGACAAGAAACTACGACAGCCCATTGAACTAAACACATCTCCATCTTTTAGTTCTTTCATTTTCTTTTCTGAAATATAATCAGGCACTAACCTCTTAGCACTACATTTAGCACTCAACTCCGTTAAATACCAATATTTACTGTCTTCATGTATATTATCTTCTTCTAATACATAAATTAATTTAGGAAAGGCAGGTGATATATAGATGCCCTTTTCATTCTTAAAACCTAATATACGCTGTTTTAACATTTCTTCAATCAGTAATGCTAATTCAGCTTTATACTCGTCCTCACCACCTAAATACATGAATACAGTCAGGAACGGACTCTGTCCGTTACTATTTGTAAACGAATTGATTTGATAGTTAAATGTTTGTACAGCATCCTCTACTTCCTTAGCTAAGTCTCGTTTAGAATACTCTACTACTTTACTATCATCTAAACCCCAATTACGATATTTATTTAAGTACCAATTAAAACTATCCCTCACAAACGGTGCTAAGTGACCTAAATTAATACTAGCACCACCATAAGTAAGACTAGTGACCGCTAAAACCACCTGACTCGCTATAGTAGATGCAGTTAACAACCTCTTAGTCTTTTCTATTCTTACACCATTAACTACCGTCCCATTTTGTAATATATCGTTTAAATTGATTAATTCACAGTTAGTTCGATATTCAGCGATATAGTCCATATCATGTTGATGGATGAGTCCTTTATTATGTGCGTCTACTACGTCCTTAGGTAATAGCTTACGCTTACCTATATCTGTGCTTACTATACCAGCTATATAATCCCTTAATGTAGTATTTAGTTTTACATCTTTATTACTATTCTCTGTATTCCAATACTCACTATCACCACTTAGTAACTCTTGTAATTCATCATCAATTAAATTACCACGCTCTTGATTACGCTTATCACGATATAATATATACGCTTTAGCGACATCATTATACTTGCTATCTAATAACGTATTCTCTACAATATCTTGTATATCTTCTACGCCAAATACTGCATCATCTAATGCATCATATTCATCTAATACAGCATTAATAGCATCATTACATACCGTGATATACTCACTATCAATACTATCATGTAAACTACTATACGCACTTAACATAGCATTGAATACTTTACCACTATCAAAAACTACTAACCGTCCATCACGTTTTAAGACCATATTATCTTGTTGTACCGTATCTTGTATCTCTTCCAATTATTCCTCCATATACAAATATACTAATATACACCACATCATGTAGAAATATCTATTATTTTCTACTAGGTTCTACTATATATAGTGATATACACCCAACTACCTATACCATTATATCCCATATCTGTATAGTATGATACATCTTTGTTAAGTATGATTAAGTATGATTAAGTATGATTAAGTGCATAATAGAATCTATAACAACCACCTAGACTAGTCCCTTCGATTTGATACGTCCACTATACTATGTACACCTACCTCACTAGCTAAGTCAACCATGACTCTTAATACATCATTACGTGTCTCTACATCACGATACACAGTCTTATCATCAACTATATCTAATTCATACTGCATACGACCATAACTATAATACTCTTTTGTATACCTTATTATCTCTATACCATTATCTTCATCATACAACCCCTTACGACCATCTAATATCCCCTGACTTAATCGTAATTGTATCATACACGCATCCCATTCACGATACGTCTTGTCACTATATTCGACATCGCCTACACAATGACGACAATAAACATTGACTATATCTCCACCTACCGTAATAGTCACATCCCCAAAAAGTACACTACCTAATTTATCTTTTACTAACTCTACTATATCCATAATACTCTCCTAAGATACCACACGAATAGCTATATTCTTTATACCCACTAAATAATAACTATCACTAAACTTACCTAGTACTCCCATTACCTTACCATGATTTAATTCTCTCCCATCACTATCTCGTAATGCTATAGCTGTCTCGTCTACCCTCTCACTTAATTCATATTCATTTGATTCACTGACTTTTAAATAGCTATTCTTCGTGAATTGTACCCTAGATATAGAACCTAGTTTATTAGTATTAGCATTATAATTTACCACTACTAACCCCTTACACTGATGTTGATACCCTTTCTTACATATACTGACATGATTATATATCTCTACCATATCACCATACACCCATATCCCTACATCACCAAAGAGTATCTTCTCATACTTAGCTACTATTCTCCCTAATAAGTCTTTTAATTCCTTATTATACAACGCAGTATCTATATCCTCTATAGCTGTTTGTACCACACTATGTAATGCAGTGTTGATATCTTCTGTATTCATTACCTAATCCCCTTTTTATTTACCACATTTAATTAATCATTTGTATCATACCAATCTTCATTACCTACACCACTCCTCGTATAGATACTTACTATCTGATACCCATGTGCTGTATAAAAATCACCATGTGTGCTATTGTTAACTATTTCTTTATTATTTTGTATCTCACCCAACAACTTGTCTTTAGCCGTAGACATATACCACAACAAACCTAACCTCTTACCTACATTCTCACGCACACTATCTTCCCTTTTCGTATCTAATACAAATGTTACTCCCTCACTACGATATACTTCTGTAGTGTATCCTATCTCATATAATCCCATACCATTTTCAGCTAAATCTTCTAACAAATATTCAGTAGCATCACTCTTCATTAAATCACTATGTGTATCTATTAATAACACACCCTTTACCTCTTTTAGGTATGTGACACCATCTACCTCTCCACTATCCGTTTTAATACATTTTACCTTTATGATATCTGTCCCTACTTCTACATACACATTTCCAAATATAACCCTCTCTAATCTCCCTAATAAATTTTCAATTCGTCCACTTAATTTACCCTCTACTCTATCTAACATAATTCAACCACCCTTTCTTTACTCAATTCACTATTTACAAATTACTTTATTCTATTGTCTTCTATCGTGTCTTCTTTTTGTCTACGTTTAATCTTTTCATAGTGTCACTTCATCTCTTACCATCTCTATTAATTAATTAGCTATCCTCGCATCTATAGTAACACTTCTAACCTATATTACTAACCTAATTAATTAACACAGTTACTCTCTTGTACAGTTTTCCCATTCCTATACTCTACCCTCTCTTACATACAATCACACATATTATCTCTTCCTTCTCTATATGCCACTATTCCACATCGTATGTAATCCAATCTAATATAATTAATCCATTCCTATGAATCCATTCCTATGAATCCATTCCTATGAATCCACTCCACTGAAATCCATTTAATGAAATCTTAATTATATCAATCAGTCCTATGATATCAATTTACCTATTAATATCATATCTTTCTGTGTTCTTAACTAACATAATTCATTAATATATTCTCAACCAATTCATTAACTGATACTAATATTAATCATCCATCCCTATCCAAAAAATATAATTCTTTTCTTCGCTAGAAGAAATTAATTATATTAATTATTATGTTTATCTTCTTTATGATTAATATCATTACTAATTATATTATGAATAGTATTAGTATTATCTTTATGTATGTTCTTATGCTTTGATTATAGTGTAGTCAGAATCACTACACTTAGTAATAGTACTATTAATATCAATAACCTATATGCTACTGATATACCTATCATTACTATGATTAGTAATAGTATGATATCTATCCACCTAACCATGTATTAGTACCTTTTCCTATTGAAGTCTTTGGTAATCTTATCTTCATATATCCTACCTACTTCTATATCTAATTCATGATTTTCTATGGTATGCCTATTCTTAGTTTTATCACCTACGACAATAACCCTTGTATTCTCACCATATGCACTATACTTATTTGTAGCATAACTTTGTACATACTCGTGAGTAGAACCATCATATGCAGTAAATAACAATGAATTTACAGTATCTCTAGTACGTATTAGTAATTCTTTTAATTGATATGCATTAAAAGCCTTCTCTCGCCAATCCGTTAATGATTCAAATAACAATGTACCATCTTCTACCATGTAATCCTTATCAGCTATTTTACATAAATTATCTTGATACATAACAAGACATTCATGATTAGAGAATTCTACACTCCCTAAATCCTCTAGCAATAAGTCTACATCTGACCTAATTTCATCACACACAAACATCACCTACTTTCGTAAAAGTAAAAAGACTAGATAACTGATTATTATCTAGTCTCTATTATACTACATATGGGTCTTATTTGAAATTGCTTTTATATAATTTTTTTACATAATATCCTTTATATAGGTATGCCTTATGATTACGACATTTATATTTATCACAGAAATCTTCCTCTGATAAAGTATTGTAATCAGATAAAATTACTTTTAAAGCTTCTTTATTGTATTTAGACTTTCTGCCACGTTTTTCAACATAAGAAACAGTTTTAGTCTCTTTAGTATTTTCTGTTTTAGTAGTCCCATCACTACCAAGAATATCAGCTGTAGTATCAACCTTAGTATCATTAATAACCTTTTCCTCTACTGCAGAAATAGTTTTAGTATCTTGCATATACTCACGTAATCCTAAATGAAATGCCATAGCATTGTCAACTAACTTCAAGGTATTGCTACCTAGAATAGTTACATAATCTTTTAATTCATGTGTATTGACAAATCGCATCTGCTCAAGCATAATACATGTATTTGTACCATTTAACTTGAAGTCTACATGCGTTTTAATTTTATCCCCTTTACCGAACTGACCAGTAGACATAGGTGCGATTGTACAGATTTGGTCAATCGTTCTATTATCAGATACAACCACCCAAGGTCTACGACCATACTCAGCATAATCAGAACGATTATATTTAGTAGTATTAAATTGTTTTTTGTCTTTTGACTCATCAATATTGTAAATGAATACCATCCCTTTTAGTACTCGTGTATATTCAGATGTATTAATTGTGTTTGTAATAGTGTTGTTATCCATTTTAATCTTCTCCGTTAATTTTATCATAGTGTACATTAATTAAATTGCCGTCTTCGTCAAAATCTTCAACATACAATTCATTAGGTTTATTAGTACGGAACATCATACTATAACCATTCCCTACTTCATTTCTGAAAATGTAAATTTCATCTCCTACTACATTCTCAGCAATGTGTAAACCATTTTCTAGTGCTAGAATATCTTCTAGATTTAAAGCACTATTAATTTTGCTTTGTAAATCTTTTTTCATTGAACTACATCCTTTGTAAGAATACTACCCTTACTAACAATACTAAAGGGTACATTCATATATTACCATATATGTAAAGAAATGTAAAGTCCATAAATAAAAATAGGGGTTAAGACTACTTCTTATAGTCCTAACCTCTAATATAATATTCTAATATAATAAGCGATTATTCACCTTATCATACATTACTAATTTCCCACTACCATTAGCATAATATGGGGATAAGTTCCCATGCTCATCACCAATATATACTAAATTTGTTCGAGTATCATATAATAATACATACCCATCTACTCGACCAATCCGCTCAAACACATTAAGTGAAATCTCACCATCAACAACTTTTGACTCTATATTGTATAACTCTAAGTCACCAGACCTAATTTTATAATGAAGATATGCATCCATAACTAACGAATACACCATAGATACAAATGCTAATATTAAAAACAGAATAACTAAAATCCTTGTAAAAGACGGCTTATATGTGAACTTCATACTATTACCCCCATATTATCAATAATATTTCATGATGTAATCGTCAAACTTCATTTTAGTTGTCGTATCAACAATAGCATATGCATTTTCAATCCACGGATAATCTTCAGGTAACCATGCGTAACCATTATCGCCCCAATCGTTACCCCATGAGTTTAATAATCTCCAATGAAATTTATTGTTAATATAAGACCAACCAGTGATAGTTACTGCATGACAACAATAATTGACTACGTCCCTAGTAGAATCATACTTTACAATACCATCACTACCTACATCATAAAAGCTATCAAAAATAGGTATGCCTGTAATTATAGCCTTAGTAGTTACAATAGCTACTTGTATCTCTCTCCTTGAACTACACACATAATAGGAGTCTATTTTAAATTCATCTGCCTTTGTACGTAGAGAATCCATATTACTCTCTACAAGACTTAAAGCCTCATTTGTTGTATAAAAACCAGGCAAGTCATTATACAACACAGAACCAATATCTGTGCCACCTTTTAAGCATGTACGTAAATACATCCCCTCAAAGTTCTCTTCTTTAGGTCTAAGACCATAATTAAAAGCAGGAGATAAAGGTAATGTCAATGATGACTGACTATTATCAGACTCCTGTAAATATCTAACTGCACTATAAGAGCAAGCACAACACATCTGTGAAGAGCCTTGATTGTATACAAAAGGAAAAGTATCACTTTGATACTCATAAGGAATATTAACAGAACCTAATCTAACTAAGTCCTTGAACTTATAGTCTCTACTATCATAAGGAGATACTAATAGACCACTACCTAGATTCGTATTTACCAATGTAAACTACCCCCCAACTATACTAAAACCTCTACATCAATTCTACTTATTCGTTTTAACGTATCTTGCAAGTATAGTTTATTTACAATGTCTTTACTTTCTAACCGTAAATACTCTTCAGTCTCTCGATAAATAGTATAACTGTATCCATCATGATACACGCTACTTTGTACGATAATATCAAACTCTGTGTAATAATCTTTTAAATTTTCATCTCGATATCTAATATGCTTACCAATAATAACACCCTTAACAGTTTTATATGAACCCTCAAACCGTAAAGGCTTTTTAATAGTAACCACATCTCCTATATCAAAGACACCATCCCTAATATTTGTCAATGTTGTTGATAACTTAGTCCGTATCTCTTCATAGGTATTATTTTTTAATATATCATCTAAGGAATCTACCTTAAAGATTTTAACTAAATCAGAATCAGTATAATATGAAGCATACCCTCGTATTAACATTACTTTATTACTGTAATCTACAGCATCTGACAATATGCTACCCATAGTAATATAACCCCTCTAATTAATCACTAATCTTTGTAACGTCAGATACCGATACCTCATATACCTCACGCTCTAAAGTAGAACCATCTTCAAATTTCTTAGTGTATACCCTTGACTGAATCCTACCACAAAATTCAATCTCTGTACCTACACCCATTTTTGACACATACCTAGCATTTCTACCCCATACAACACAAGGTATGTAATCAGATTTATTATATAACCTATTTACAGATAAAATCACATCTGAAATCTCCCTACCACCAGGAGTCTTCCTATGTACTACCTCTTTACAGATAAACCCATGTAATGCAATCTTATTTGTAAAATCATCCGCAGAATCTAATACTTCAATTTCTTTAGTAAATAAGAATAAACGTAAAGAAATTTTTCCAGTATCAGTATTATGCTCGTTAAATGACCTAAATTGCCCTTCTACAGACACAATAGAATCTACTTGTATTTTGTTTACATTAAATACCCTATCAGATATTTCAACTTTGATAATATCTGATGCACTGCTATTTAACCTAGGAACTCTCACAGAGAATTCATAGAAATCCTCACCATGTGTGCTATGATGAATCTCTGGACTACTAACCACATACCCTACAATCTTAGCTGTATTTGTTGCATTGTTAGTAACATCTGAGATAACGCAACTCATATATGTTACTTCCCCTTTTGTACTCTAATAAAATCTATTAATATAATTTCTTATATCGTATGTTCGCTAAGACTATATATAAACAAATGACTATCCTTCTAAAGTACCTAAGTCAATGACAGCATCAATATCAATGGTCTCACCATCAAAATTATCATCAATTTTACCATAGTGAATCACAGAATCAGGTAACAAATCCCATGTAGAAATATCATCCCAAAAGATATTACCTTCTTCATTCCTTACAGCTACATTTGTTTCATCTTCATAAGGACGAATCTCCACTACTTCGCCTATAAAAGAAACAAATGTATTATGCTCAACTCTGTCTCCGACTTTTAACATACTATACCCCTATTCTGAATATATTAGCTTATTCTTATATTCAAGTAACTCACCTAAAGTAATGTTATATAAAGACCTCATATCTTTCATATGAAAGCAATCTTTATATTTAGAAAAGAAAGACCTATCCTCTACATAAGACAAACCATAATAACGTAACGTACCTTTTAAGTTCATCTTATTACCTAACATATCTACTTGTTCAATAGCATCTTTTATTGTATACTTACTATCTAATTTAACATTTCTATCTCTAGCAACCACTAAGCACATCATAATACACATTCCCCTTCCATTATATAAAAAAAAGTGTACGTAAAACATACACTCTCTAATCATTTTATTATATTCTTATAGTTCTTTGTAACCACTGCTAGCTAATACACCAGAATGTAATTTCATATTCTCTAATAACATCGCATTTATACGCTTTTTAATAGAAGAACGTAATTTCTTAGCTAACTTTTCCTTAGCTAACTCCTTACCAATGTTGACATCAAACACATCACCCTCTTGACAACGTGCTTTTGCTTTATAAGTACTTTTCATTCGAATAAGACTATAAAAATTAGCTTTATAATCAAAGTACATTATCTGAGATTTATCTTTTACCAACTTAGCAAAAGCATTCTCTGCTAAGAATTCACAATGAGTGTTATAGGCAGTTACTACTTTCTGCTTTTCATCAACTTTAATAACAACGGGAATTGTATAACCCTTAAAAATTGTAATTCTTTCCATCTTTTGTACCTCACGTATAACACAATATACTAATTGGTGCCTACAGCAAGACTTGAACTTGCAAGGTCATTACAACCAACGGATTCTAAGTCCGTCATGTTTTCCAGTTTCATCATGCAGGCATATACGCATACTTTTTGAAGAAATATGCAAAACTTATTTGGTGAACCCTGTTGGGATTGAACCAACGACCAATCGGTTATGAGCCGACCGCTCTACCCCTGAGCTAAGAGTTCATATGGTTGCAGAGGAAGGACTCAAACCTTCTAACACATGGTATATGTTTCCCATGTGAGTACTCATAACTCTGCAAAGTTTAAGAGGAAAAAGAGAACATTTAACTCAATTTCCTCATATGGCTCCGATGACAGGAATCGAACCTGTAACACACTGATTAACAGTCAGCTGTCTCTACCAGTTGGACTACATCGGAATATAAGAGGACGTCCGCAAAAATATTATACCGGTTTTTATGCTATATTATATTCTTTATAAGGTTCAATAACACGGACGTTCTTGACATATATATTACTATATGCCTTCAGCGATGCATAACTACTCCTCTTGCTTCTGCATACTATACCGATTGGTGAATTCTTTAGTTTAAAGAGGTTACACCACGTCAAGGTAAATCACCTAGTAACCCTGACCCTAGACAGACTCGAACTGCCGACACATGGTTTAGGAAACCATTGCTCTATCCACCTGAGCTATAGAGTCATATTTGGCGGAGAGAGTGAGATTTGAACTCACGGTGGAAATATATTCCCACTCTTCCTTAGCGGGGAAGTGCAATAAACCACTCTGCCATCTCTCCATACGTAAATTGGCAGGTCTTAAAAGAATCGAACTCTTGTTTCTAGATTTGGAGTCTAGCGTGTTACCACTACACTAAAGACCTATGGCGGAAAGGAGAGGATTCGAACCTCCGTCACATCTCTGTGAAACGGTTTTCAAGACCGTCACCATAAACCACTCGGACACCTTTCCATATAGTAGTTTTCAGAATAGCTAGTGAAATCTAGGTAACTACAAAACCTTGATAAAGTTTAATCCAACAAGTACAGTATTAATAGTTTTATCTAAAACGTAAAATACAAATACAAACTAGCTTATTGTGATTATATCTCGTTCCACAACCACATATATAATTATACATGATGAATTAAGTTTTGTAAAGTATTAATTAAACAATATCTCCACCAGTAACTTGTAAACGTTCTTCATTTACAGTAGAGATATACTTAGAATATAAGAATGTATTCTCATCTTTAAATTGTTTGGAATTAAATCTATCTTTAGAAATAGATTGTAACTTGACAACATAACCACCAATGATACATTCTTCTTTACCACTATCCCTAAGAATATCTTTCAATTCTTTATTTAATTCTTTTACCTCAGCATCAAGAATAGAAATTTTATTTTTTAAATCTTTATACTTCTTTACTTTAGTTAGTAGTTCTTTTTCATCCATAATACAATCTCCTTAATAATTTTTAACTCTTTGTAGGTATTTCTATCTTTATATCTGTCTTTTTATCTTTATTAGTAGAGTAACTGAAAGAACCAATCTCTGAGTCTAACTTAGCCTCTACATCATGCTTTAAGACATCATACTCAACAGACGTACTTACACCATCTTTTGTAACTACATTTTCTAATCCAACTTTAAAGTCTTTTCCTTCTTTGTCGTCTGAAAATGTTGCAGTAAATTTCATATCATTACTGTTATCCATAATATACCACCAATACTAAACTTAGTCAACTTAATATTACGAAATGTTACAGTTATTTACTATTGCAATAAGAAGAGTTATTCCCAAATAATTTGAACTGTTCTTTCTCTAAATCTATAATTCTTTCTTTTAGAGAATTTATCTCTATAAGAATACAACAAATCTCTTCATTAATTTGATTGTATCTATCAACCCTACTAGATGAGTCTTCAATAGATTTATAATAATCAAATATCTTATCTAAAGAAACATCTTTAAAAATATCCCTACTAAAGGGAAAATCACCTATGTATATGTTCATAATAAAATCACCACCTTTGTAATAGATTGTACCACACTTTACAAAATATTACAAATAAAAAGAGGTGTGATATAAAACCACACCTCAAATAGAAGAATCTTAATGTTCTTCACTAGATAAGTAGATACCACTTTTAGTAGTAACTTGACTAGCTTCCAACTTAGCGGCTTCTTCTACCAATTTCTCAATCCTAGCAACAGCTTCTGTAGCATATTTTTTAACTTCAGGCTGAGTAGAATGACGTGCTAATTGAGTTAAACGATACAAAGAGAATTTATCGCCTTGTTCAGCATGTTTCACCAACTCAGTCCAAGTC